ATGTTACAAAAAATCTTCGGCTACGGTCTGACCAAAAAAATGCCCGGCAAAGGCAAGTTTTTTTACCAAGGCTATTACCAAGTCGGCCCCGATAACGCTCCATACGGCACCCTGCATTACGGTGGCCAGCGCGATACCGTCTTAGTTGACTTGACCGGCACCGGTTGCCAAGCCGCAAAGCCCGGCTGGGAAGTCCGCCTTTATCAGTTTTTGCAGGTAGCCGTTAACGCCCGTATTACCCGTTGCGACGTTGCCCATGATTTTTTCAACGGCGAATACACCCCGGAACAAGGCATTTCCGATCATGCAAAGGGTTTGTACGACAACCATAACATTCGCCCCAAAATCGAACGCCGCGGCACGGCATGGATGAACGAGGACAACACCGGCAAAACCCTCTACATAGGCCGCAAAGGCTCTTCCAAGTTGCTGCGAATCTATGAAAAAGGCAAAAAGTTCGGCGATGAAAACAGCCCATGGGTTCGTTTTGAAGTCGAGTTCAGAAAACACGATTGCCTGATACCCATAGATATTTTGCTGTATCCCGGGCAATACCTGACCGGCGCATTTCCGATTGGCGAGCAACTTTTCACAACACCTGCCAGCCGCATAGAAACCAAAACTCAAACTGTGAATCTGTCCTTTGACCAAAAAGAATTTCACGCAAAAAACCAAGTAGGCCGCTTCGTCCGTTTCCTAGTCGATATAGGGCTACCTGATAAAGAAATCGTCAAAAGATTGTGTGGCGAAGAAAACAAATATCCGAAAGGTTTAGATCCTTCCGAATACGATTGCGAAGCCATCAAAACTTATTACCTACATGATGAAGGCTTCAAACCATTGGATATAGACCAATTCAAAATGACTTTGGATAACTATCTTTTAGATGATGTTTATGAAGATAGATTGAGTAATGCTCATAGAGTCGCAGAAGCATTAGTAAATCAGCAAGACTACGAACACTTTTTCATTCAAGAAAGGAATTAACAAATGGATTTCAGCAAATTACAACAGCCCCTTTTCGAACGCGCCATCATCATGGGCGTAACCCGTTTTAAAGGCGAAATTGACGGCAGCGAAATTGATTCATGCACCGTTTTCCGTGCCGCTCCCTTCAATGATGCCAGCGGCAATGCAATGGGTCTTGGCCTAGCTAAAGTTCGTTTCGGCAGCAGCAGCAACTTTAATCGTTTTGCCGGTCTGACCTTCCCTTGTGAGCTGGAAATTCAGCTTGCCCGTGTAACCAACGGCAGCGGTAAAGAAACCGTCGTTATGAAAGACTTCCGACCGGTTGCCGAAGCCAAAAAATAGAAAGGCGTAAGCCATGGAAGAACGCTACATCGTGCAGGATTTGGATACCTTCGAATTCCTGTACCCGGAAAGAACGGGCGGAATAGGTTTAACGCCTTATCTCAAGTTGGCCGGGCATTTCTCGACCCGTGCCGATGCAATGGAAGCCGGAATAGACGAACTGGGTTCAGAGTTTGCCGTTTTCGCCTTCTTCGTATCGCAAGAATCGAACAAAGAAACTAAGCAGTAAACGGGCTTCTGTCGTTGCCGGGCGGCCAGCGACATTAAACCTTTGAGAAGCCGCCCACCAATTTTTTTGGAAGCAGAAATGTTAACCGGTATTGCAAACATAATCGTTCCGCTGGTCAAACAGCAAGAATTAGTCGATATGCTGATTCAAAACATAGGGATGATATTAGCATTACTGCTTCTTTGTTTTGTTTTGAAGCATTAACGTTATCCGGTAAGTAACTGAAAAATCTTTCACGATCCATTAATTTTTCGAGAGGAGTAAAAATGCCATTTTATAGTTATGAAGAATTTGAAGAAGCCGTCGGAGAAATCGACGGTGCTGAAATGGTAGATGATTTCCATACTTGGGAAGAGCTTCAGGAAGAGTATCCGGATGGCGTATTTGACGAAGATGCCGAATTTATCCCGTTCTGACTGTTTTTAAGAAATTAACGCTATCCGGGCGGCGTTAATCAAGTCAATGCCCGATTTAAAAACTTGTTTTAAAGGAAAACATCATGTTGAAACATAAAGCAACAGCCCTGGCCGTTATGGCCTCCGCCTTCATCGCTACTAACGCTTCTGCTGGTGCGGTAGCCGATGCAGTAACCGCCGCTACTGGCGATTTCAAAGCTGACCTGGCTTCTGTTGGCGGTATTGCCGTAGGTCTCGGCCTGATCGGTATCGCCTTTATCGCCGGTATCCGTTTGATCAAACGCGCTGTCTAAAGAGTAAGGGCAGGCATCATGGAAGGCTATTTGGCAGGAGGTCAATGCTTCGGCTCTGTGCAGGAAGCGTCCGATTACAAAATGTCCCAAGTGGTGCCCGCCATTACCGCAGATGGGAGCCTAAAAACTCCCGTCTATCAAAACGGCAAATGGTATTACGGCTCGCAGGAAGTCAAGCTCACTTTCCCGCCGTGCGATCCGGCCGCCTACATTACAGATGGCGCCCTAGTCGCTTCAGTCGCCATATCAGTTGCCGCTTTCGCCTTTGTTATCCGTTGGACTATCCGCGTATTTCGTCACACTAATGAAAATCCCGAAAAATGAGCGATCTGAACAAAATTCAGCCACCGAAAAAAGGCATTGAAATGGTTAAGGGCGGGGGCTATCCCGCTAAAGCTGTTTCTACCAGTGTCCAGCAACATACCGCACCCATTCAAACTGATATGTATTTGATCGGTGCCCAAGTGGTTCAATGGGCATTGATTGGGCTGGCTTTCTATGCCGCTCTTCGTTTGTTTAGAAGCGCCATTATGGATGCTCTTGGCTTTAGAAAAAGCCGCCGCGAATTTAAAGAAGCAAATGCACTCAATGAAAACGGATTGGAAAACTTGGATCAAGATCCAATGAGTGAAGAAGAACAAGAAACATATATTCCAAGTAGTGAGCCATTAGCTGAATATGAAGGTTTTGACGGAGAAGAACCGCCCGACAATATGCCGGATAGCCCTGAAGAAGATCCGGGTTTGCAATACGATTTAGAAAATGAGCGGTGGGAAATCAATGCCAGTGCCGCTTTGCAAGAAGGTCATGAATACGGTTCGGATGAGTTTTATAGCCGTATTGCGGAATTAGAGGAAGCGGATAGGTTGGCTGAAGAGTATGAACCTTCTGAATCTGATGATGAGCCACCGGAACACGATATGTCGCTAGATGATGAAGCTTTAGAAATAGCTGTTGCCGAATCAGATGATTGGGAGGCTGAGGCTAACTCCGGTGCGTTGGATGAGCGTGTGGAACGAATCAAACAGGAATTGCAACAGGAAAACCAATAATGCCACCTGAAATCTACTTTCTAGCCGGTTTTGCCGTGGTTATTCCCGCCATCATCATGTTTTTGTAAAACTGCGGCCAGTGTTTAAACTCAAAGGTAAACAACAATGATTTCACTGATTACAGGTCTGCCCGGCATGGGCAAAACCTCCCTCATGGTCTATATGCTGCTCAATCGCAAAGATTTGCAGAATAGGCCGGTCTATGTTGACGGCATTCCGGAATTACAGGTTAAACATGAAGAAGTACCCGAAGGCGAAAGTATGGAAACATGGCACCAATGGGCGCCGGATGGTTCGATACTCGTTATTGATGAAGCACAGCGGGTCTTTCGTCCGCGCCCCGCGGGGGCGAAAGTACCCGACTATGTACAGGCTCTTGAAACGCATCGCCATAAGGGTATTGATATCTTTGTACTCACGCAGCATCCGCGGTTGATTGACGTCCATCTAAGAAGCCTGATCGGGGAACATCGCAACATCAGCCGCACCATGCTCGGCCTGCGCCGTGTTTCCTACTGGCAGCGTTGCGCTAACCCGGAAGCCCGGGCAGATGTGGCCGAAGCCAAAAACAGCATATTCATGCCGAAAAAAAGCGTGTTCGGTATGTACAAATCAGCCAGTGAACATACCAAGCTTAAAGGCTCGGTTAGCGCGTGGATCTACACCATCCCCGTTGTGATTGTCATAGTCGGCTATCTCATGTCCTACGTTTGGGCAAGCTATCAGCGCAAAATTCATCCTGAACAAGCTCAACCGCAACAGGTCGAGCAGTATCAACAGCAGCCGCAAAATTACCAGCAACAGGCAGGCGGCCAGTATCAGCCGGCCGGCAGCTATGCCGATCAATCAGCGGCCAATCAGCAACCGTCTGATAACAACCTGAAGCCTGAAGATTGGCAGCCTGCCATAGATGGCCAGCCTTGGACTGCTCCCATCTATAACAACCATAACCGCAATATCCAAACCATGCCCTACCCTGTTGCCTGTGTGCAAACCGATACAAGCTGCACTTGTTACACAGAACAGGCCACACCCTTAGATCTGCCTGCCAAGCAATGTCAAAACTACGTTAAAAACGGCATATACAACCCCTATAAGGCACGGCAGGAAACCGCTGACAACGCACCGCAGGGCAGTTATGGCGGCGGCAGCGGGGCAAGTGTGCTGACTTTGGATAGTCCTGCTAAGGCTACCATGGCACATACGGAAACTAGGGGGACTATGGGGCAATAGGTTTTAGAAAGGATGACAAGATGAAATGTGAATATCCGTTTATAAGGATTGAAATGGTTAATGGCTATTATTCGGTTATTTTGTATTTGAGTGAGGATAGGCATTCGCCTATATCAATGACTTTTTTAGATTATGAGTTATCTAGGAAACTGGCGGAATCACAAGGGGCTTTGTTGGGGGTAAGGGTTTTAGACGGTTATTACAGGGATTTTTAATGGTTTCCTTTGTGTGTTTGGATTAGATGCCTGGCGGAATTGACTGCTTGCAGTCGATTTCGGCAGGTATCCGCCAAGCGATAGCGCGGCAGGGCGGCCACAAAAGGCATCAGGCTACCCCGAAAAGGAGGGCAAACACCCCCCGATGGTTAAGCTGGCCTTTCGTTTAATTTTGTAATGAAAGGTTGCAGTAAAATGATTTGGGCTTTATTGATTTTATTAGCTCTTTCTTATATTGCCAGCGGTAAGAAGATGACAAGTGGTTTTGGTGACAAGCTCGCTTGGGTCTTGTTAGTTCTGTTCTTGGCGGCTTTGGCCTATGGTTTTTATATGGCTAATTATGCGGAATAAGGGGGCTTGAAATGGATTGGAATCAATGTTTTTTGATGCAGCCTGATGGCGGCAGTTATGCAACGAATTTTAATAATTATCTGACTTTTGTCGTGAATGGGTATAACAGTTTGGTACCGAATGGGCAGCCAGATTTTTCTAAACCGGTATATTTGGGCGTAATGATGAGTCCGGCGCAGTTGGCTGTATTGCGCGCTAACCGGCATTTATTTGATGAGAGTTTTAATGATGCTTTGGAACGGTTACAAAAGAGTTATGACAGGCTTCAAGTGGAGGTGGGTTAGTTTATTTTCTCTGCTGAGTGTAGCGGTGCCGGTATGGGCAGATGTGCCAGCCTATCCACCGCAGAATGTACCTTCTATGCAGCGTTTAGCTGCTGCGCCAAATGGTCAGTTATTGACAGGGTATAACTCTGTTAATGGTAATTGGTCTTATGATATGAATTCTGGTGTGGCTAGGGTTGATAGATTCCAGAATGTCAATCGCGGCGCCGGTGGCCTAGTTGGCACCAAAACCAACCCCGTCAATCTTTACGACAATTACGGCAACGTCGCCCGCGGCCAGATCCAAACACAAACCGCCATGCCTGCTAATTCTAGGATAGCCCAAGGCCTAGGCTCTATCTATGTTCTGCAAATCGCCAACCAACATCTAACCAACCTCAAAGCCCAAGGCGTTTCTGAAATGTACAGCCGCGGTTTTGAAAATGGTGATTGGGGCATGGTTGCAGATGCCACCGCAAGGCTGTTTGACTGGACAGGCTTTGGCGGAAACGTGCGTGATAGTCTTTACGGCAATCCCGATATGCAGCAGATGAATCAGCAATTACAACAGCAAGCATTGCAACAGGCACAACAGCAATTTAGCCAATATCAAGCCGTCCCCCATCCTGAGCAGATTAACCCTGCTAATTATTCGGATTACGTTTTACTTACGATTAACGAGTTTGGCGAGGGGATTCCTCAATTAAGCAGGCAAGTTTTAGTAAGTAAAGCAGATTTTCAGCAAAAGCGCTGGCAGACAGGTGTAGTTCTTCAAAGCAAGAACATAGAACAAAGCTGGCCTATTCGTATAGGTGCGGTGGAAATTATGCCCCAGCTGCCAATTAACAATTTTAATTGGGTGCAATTGCGGGCAAAGTTTGCAACTGCCCAAGATATACGAGATTATAACTTGAGAAATTTGCCTCAGTTATCTGAACTTGTACCAAGGGAAGCCGAAGTAGCCCGCCTGCTCGAACAGATCCTAAACGATAACAACCGAAATCACACAGAATTAATTAATGCCCTTTGGGGCGCCGGTGTGATTGGCCCCGGCAATACTCAAAGCATGGTAACGGGCAGTCCTGCCGATAATACTTTCCTGACCCAGCCTTTTACTCCAGAGGGTTCAAACCAAGCCCAACAAACACAATTCATTGTGAACAATAACGGCAGCATTACACAAAACACAATCCAGCGCCCCGATTTGGTTGCCAACAGCAGCCAAGCTCCTACCCGTGCCGAAGTGGCTGCACAGCATCAACAAGGCCAGCAGGATACCCGCCCGCAAAAAGAAGGCAGTACATCAGAAAAGCCCGATATTTGCGCACAAAACCCGAATAGCCTGATGTGTGCACCCATGGGCAATACCGACTATCAAGACCTAGTATTACCACAGCAAAACATCAATATCGCACTATCTCCGCTGCATATCTTCAATACCGATGCAGCTTGTCCAGCTCCCACCTCTTTCAGCATAGCGGGAACACAACAAAGAATGAGTTACGAACCAATGTGCGACACAGCTCGCAAAGCACGCCCGTTTATTATCATGATGGCCATGACTGCCGCATTTTTGATGGTGTTTAGCGCCCTTAACCGCCGTTAG